CCTAAAATAAAATTGGGGGAGTAAGACCTCCCCCTAGATTGTTACTTGCTTTCTGTTTCGCCTTCAATAGTAAAACCATCAGTGATTTCAATTTTCTTAGGCTGTAGTTCATCTGGAACTTCACGTTGTAAGTGAATGTTAAGCATACCTAGTTCAAGGCTTGCATTAACAACTTCTACGTGATCAGCAAGTGTAAACTCTCTACGGAAGTTGCGTCCGCCGATTCCTTTGTGTAAGTAGTTTACATCCTCATCGCCTTTGGGTGATGTACCTTCAACACGAAGAATATTCTTATCCTTGGTAATTTCCAAGTTATCCATACCAAAGCCAGCAACTGCTAACGAAATCATATATTCGTCATCATTTACTTGTACAATGTTATATGGAGGATATCCTGTTGATGCACTGTTTGCGAAACGTGCTTCCATTTCGTTAAACAGTCTGTCAAAGCCGATAGTTGCTCTGTGTAGAGCGGGAAGGTCTAGAGTTGTTAGTCTTGTCATAATTTTCTCCTTATTTAAGCAAGATTATAAATGTGAGCCCTTTCGGCGCTCACATTTATTTATCATTTAGATTTTACATCATGCCCATGCCTGGGTTCATAGCAGGTGCTGATGCTTCTTCTTTTGGAATATCAGTAATGCTACATTCTGAAGTTAGTATCATTCCTGCAATGCTGGCAGCATTAACTAAAGCAGTTTTTGTTACTTTAGTAGGATCGATAATACCTAATTCTAACATATCACCGTATTCACCGTTGGCTGCATTGTAACCAAAATTACCAGTGCCTGATAAAATATTGTTTACAACTACATCTGCACTGTCTCCTGCATTAGCAGTAATTTGTCTAACTGGTGATTCAATTGCATCTAAAACAATCTTAATACCTGCTTCTTGTTCTGTATTATCGCCAGTAACAGACACCGCTTGCTTTGCTCTAATTAGTGCAACACCACCGCCAGGTACAATGCCCTGTTCTACGGCTGCTCTAGTTGCATGAAGAGCATCGTCGATGCGGTCTTTCTTTTCTTTCATTTCAACTTCAGTGGCGGCTCCTACTTTAATTACTGCAACACCACCAGAAAGTTTGCCTAGGCGTTCTTGAAGTTTTTCTCGATCGTACTCGCTTTCAGTTGTGCTAATTTGACTTTGGATAACTCTTACTCTTTCATCAATAGCACTCTTTTCGCCTGAGCCGTCAACAATGATTGTAGCGTCTTTGCTAACTTCTACACGACCTGCACTTCCAAGATGCTCAGCAGTTGCACTTTCTAGTGATAGTCCAACTTCATCTGAAATGACTGAGCCTCCAGTTAGAACGGCAATATCAGCAAGCATCTCTTTACGTCTGTCGCCGAAACCTGGTGCTTTAATTGCACATGTTTTTACAACGCCTCGCATGTTATTAACAACTAAGGTTGCTAATGCTTCGCCTTCAACATCTTCTGCAATTAATAATAAAGGACGACTTGCTTGCGCCACTGCTTCTAAAATTGGAAGTAAGTCTCTAATGTTACCAATCTTCTTGTCTACAATTAGTACATAAGGATTGTCAAGTTCAGCAACTTGTCTTTCTTGATCAGAAACAAAGTAAGGTGACAAATATCCTCTGTCGAACTGCATTCCTTCAACAACTTCTAATTCATCGTCGAGACCTTTACCATCTTCAACAGTAATAACACCGTCTTTGCCTACACGTTCCATTGCATCAGCAATCAATCTACCAATAGTAAGATCGCTGTTTGCAGATATAGAACCAACTTGTTCTATTTCTTTTTGTGTGTCACATGGCTTGGACAAGTTGTCAAGTTCCGCAACAATTGCAGTAGTTACTTTATCAATGCCACGCTTTAGATCCATAGGATTCATTCCAGCAGTTACAAGTTTAGTACCTTCTTTTACGATTGCTTGTGCAAGAACTGTGGCTGTTGTAGTACCGTCGCCTGCATTGTCAGCAGTCTTAGATGCTACTTCTTTAATCATCTGTGCACCCATGTTTTCTACAGCATCTTCGAGTTCTATTTCTTTTGCTACAGAAACACCGTCTTTAGTTACGGCTGGTCCACCAAATGCTTTTTGGATAACAACATTACGACCTTTAGGTCCAAGAGTTGTTCTTACCGCATTTGCAAGAGTATCAACTCCTGCGATTAGTTTTGTTCTGGCTTCGTTACCAAATTTAATATCTTTAGATGACATGTTTATTCCTCCTTATTCTACTATTGCTAAAATTGTTTCTTCTTTTAGAAACACTAAATCTTCATCATCATTTGTTGTCTTTATACCACTGTCTTTAATGTATAAAACAGTGTCTCCAACAGTTACAGTCATGTTCTCGTTATCACCAACTGCTACTACAGTACCTTTTACAGGTCCGTCAACTGTTGCGTTAGGAATAAACAATCCTCCGCTTGTTTTGTTTTCAACCTCAGTCGGCTTGACTAGAACTTGATCTTTTAATGGTTTAATCATACTATTCTCCTTTATTAAGCAAGTTAAATTTGAACCTCTAAGAGCGTTCAATTTCCAATTGTTTTAGACTCGTAAACACTATTATGAGTCTGTGTACAGCGTACAAACGTTGTACACTTGCTAAGTTGTTTTAAGGTCTTAGCACCCGCATACGTGCAAGTACTGCGTATACCGCCTAATATATCTTGCACTGTATTCATTATTGCTCCTCTATAAGGAACAAGAACTGTTCTTCCTTCTGATGAACGATAATCTTTTAGTCCACCAAAATGTTTTTCATTTGCACTTTTTGAACTCATACCGTAGAACTGTACAAACTGTTTTCTTTCTACTATTTCTTTACCAGTGTCATAATGTATTTCACCAGTTTTAAATGCTCTATTAATTACTTCACCGCCACCTTCATCGTGTCCAGCAAGCATACCGCCTAGCATCACAAAGTCTGCTCCTGCGGCAAATGCTTTAGCAACATCACCAGGGCTTGTACATCCACCGTCAGCAATAATATGGCCGCCAAGACCATGAGCAGCGTCAGCGCATTCAATAACGGCTGAGAGTTGCGGATAGCCCACGCCAGTTTGTATACGAGTAGTACACACAGACCCAGGTCCAATGCCAACTTTAATAATATCTGCTCCACTTAATATTAATTCCTCTGTCATTTCACCAGTAACTACGTTACCTGCTATGATTACAATATTTGGATACTCCTTTCGTATTTTTTGTATAAATTGTGTGAAGCGTTCCGAGTATCCGTTTGCTACATCTACACATACGTATTTTAAATTGCCGTCTACTAACCCCATTACATTTTGAAACTTGCACCAGTCGTCATCAGTAATGCCTATGCTCATTGCTACATGATTAGTACGTAAGTAGTCATCTGTGTCAAAAAACTCTACAAGTTCCTCGACACTGTAAGTTTTTACAAGGCAAGTAAAAATAAATTTCTGAGCAAGAGTGTCAGCCATTTCCATTGTACCAACACCGTCCATGTTAGCAGCCATAATTGGAATACCTTCGTAGTGCGGATTGCTTTCAGGACGTAGGATTTCCATGCTCATATCCACAGGAGTATAATTTCTAAAACTAAAACTTCTAAGTAGTTCAACTTGTTTTCTACTACTTAACGTAGATCGCTTTGGTCTAATTAGTACGTCTTTGTAATCTAGTTTAACCTGTTCTTCTATTCTCACTTTGTAACTCCGTAGTTAAATGATATCGAAATACGATCTTTGTCACTGTTGTTAGTATCTACTGAATGTTTAAGCCAACTAGGAAATACATATAATGCTCCCGTTTTTGCCTTGTAGTTACTTGCAGTAGCAGTGTAGTAGGTAATTTTTTCTGGTACTTCAGGAAGAAAGTATTCAGCATTGTCAGTTCGCTGTATTTGTAAGTTCCCTTGGTTGTCTGATGCATCTACGTAATATACACCTGATAGCACTGACCCTGCATGATCGTGTAATTTATTATAGGCCCCTGGAGGATTAATATTAATCCATATATTATAAATTTGCAAGGGAGGTAGTCCTACCTGTTTTGCACAAGTGTAAATTTCTTGATTTAAATTTGAAACAAACAAATCTATAAATTTACACTCTCCTGATTGTATATCCTTGCTTTGCCAACCTCCGCTGTTACTAATTTTTCTACCTGGATCAGTTGACTGTTTTTTGTAAGCAAAGTTGGTTAATTCAGTGTTGTCTGGCCAATGAATTACTCCAGACCAGACAACACTCGGAAACCATAGTTCAGTATGCAACGGCATCTATATTACTTTTTTCGTTGATAAGGGTTTGCATTTGCAAGCGGATCGTTACGCATCTTTTTTAGATGCCGGGCACGGCCTGCTGCCTTAGCACGTTTACGTGCTTCACTGGGTTTTGTATAAAATTCTTTTTCGCGTAAAGTTTGTAACAATCCGCTGTCTTGCACTTTCTTTTTAAATTTACGCAGTGCAAAATTAATATCACCATCTTTCACAATTACACTAAGACCTTTTACCTGAACATTGTCATTGTTCTTGGGTCGATAAGGTCTTTTATTATTGTTGCGGAAGTTCGGCTTGTGTTTCAAAATATTCTCCTATTAAAGTTTGTAAAAAATCTAAGTTATAGACTCTGTTAACACTTAACTTATTATAAAACGGTTCATTGTCATTTGTCAACCAGTATGTGTTGGAATTGGCAATAATATATGAAGCAAGGGTTTTAACTTTAGATGAAGTATTATCAAGATCAAATACCACAGTGTTAGCAATATGAACCATACTGAGTAACCAGTCAATATCGTGGCTTAAATCATCTGGCTCGTAGATATAAACATTAAAAGGATGATCTAGATATGCAATAGATCTTTGAAACTGATCTTTAACAGTTTGACTAGGATAAATTAATAAAATTGTATAGTTGTTGTTGAAGATTTTATCAGGGGGTGTTATCAGTGTTATTTTGTGCATCTTTTAATTTTTGCCATAAACTTGATTTGGTTTGTTCACTATTTTGGACATACTCTTCCCATGGTAAAGTGTCTATTTGTCCACGTATATATTTCTTTTTGTGTTCTTTGAGTGTCTCGTTTGGATGGTCTTGTTTCCAGGCTGACTTTGCTTCGGTCCAGGATGGGGTATTATCAGCAAGTTCGTATGCTTCTTTACGTTCTTCTTCTGTTGAAGGTTCCGATAATTTTATATCTTTTTTTTTAGATTCGTCTTCAGTTTTTTTTAGATCAGCAAAAGTTTTGGCATAACTTTCTGCTATAGCCATTGCGGCATCATCTACAGCAGAAGGTTGACTTGCTGGCTCCTCACTACTGAGTTCTCCAGGTGACCGTTCTTGTTGTAAGTGTAAGTCGTTATCTGTTGTATCTCTTGATTCGGTAACAGTTTCACTGTCTGTTTCATCAACGGTCTCGTTTGTTGCGTCTCCGGCAAGTTTACTGGTATCTGTGTCGGAGGAGTTGTTGCTGTGATTTCCATTATCTTCTTCCCTAAATCTAAATGTATACTGGCTTGCAATCAATAATAAAACAGCAAGAGGATCAAATACAAATATAATGATAATAATAACCCAACGGACTGCTTCTTCTAGTAAGTTTTGGTCTGCTTTTTCACCGTATACAAACTCTGCAATATATTTAACCGGTCCAACTTCTGCTTCTAACTTACGATACTCTCTTTGAACAACATTTTTTTCTTCTCTATTATTGTCTAATTCTACTTGTTCAAGTTCGATAAGTGCTTCTAGTTCAGAAAGTCTAGTGTCTATGTCATCAGTTTTCATATCTGACTGATTACGTAAATCATTTATACGAGTTTGGAATATGTCAATTTGAGGACTGTATCTTTCTGTGATTTCTTCTAACACAGAATTTAACTCGTTGTTAATACTTACAATCTGACGTTGTACTGCACTAGCAACACTAAGTTCGTTTTGTGTTGCACGGTCTATTGCTTCGTCTAGTGCGTCTTTGTTTCCAAATGTACCTTGATAGCGTTCTTGCGCTGTTGCTATATCTTGTTCTTTTCGTGTCTGTGCTTGTGCTAGACGATTGTTTTGTAGTTCAATTTTACTATTAGCATCTTCTCTAGCAGATTGCTTTTCTTGTTCTTGTCTTTCGTACAACTTATCAATTTCAGATTGTTCTCTTTCTATTAAGGAATCTACTCTAACGTCTTCGCCTCGCAGTAAACGATCTATTTCTTCTGACCATCTAGTAATCTTAGATTCACTTCTTATAATTTTTTCGTCTAGTGTATTTGAAATTGCAACTTGTTCAACTGATAAACTGGTTTGTTCAATATGTGCTTTTGAGAGGAAGCCAAAAATACCCATAGATGTGATAAACATCAATACCACAACGGCTACAGACAAGTAGCCTTTTAGCCACCATACGGCTCTATCCCAATACTTATGAAGCCAAACCGCGGTAACTAGTTTTGCTATTTCTAATATGCCGCCCATTATTATAATAGGAATAACAGCCGCGGCAAAAATAGCAGTCAATCCTGCTACGCTATAGTATATTGCAACTGCACTGATTGCTAATGCAGTTACCATTGTCAATAATGCTAAGAACATAATTTATTTAACGTGGTAAATCCCAGAATTAAGTTAGTTTATTTTCGTATAAAGCGCCAGCCCTTGTGTCCTGACCCCTTACACGCGGTTTCTGTAAAAGATCTTTCGTTATTATTTACACTAATAAGAGAGTGGATTGTTCTACAATAACCTCCACCAGAAGGATAACTTTGTACAGGTCTTACTTGTCCGTAACTATCTCTATCTGTATGATACCATTCTACAAGTTGACCATTATCGAGATTGTTTAAAGCAAAAAATACTGCTTCCTGTTGTTTTTCTTTTTCTTCAGCATTTAAACTATAAAAGTTATACTGAGCAAGATTATAAACAACACCATATAAGCCTGCGCCTGGCTTGTAACTTTGCACAGCAGGAAGTTGACTGCTGTAACTTCCATAAAAGTTTTGATTCGCGCAAGCCGTTAAGTTAATACCGATGATCGCCAGGATTAACGATTTCCCAAACACCGTCAAGTCTTTCACAGATAAATCCTCTTTGTGGAACAAGTTTGCCATTAAGTTTAATATCATAATTAAACACTTTACAATTGTCTGCAATACCAGAGTACGCAAGGAAGTCTTTTGCTCCGTCGTCACAAACAACTTTTTCAATCGTGTATTCATCAATTATATTGCCTTGAGAATCTTTAACGACTGTTGTTTCAGTTGTTGCGTTGCAGTACTGATCACTCCAAGGACCTCCTGCATGTGCAACTGTACTAGATAATAATACTATTAGTAAAAGTATTTTATTCATTGATATTAGGTACCACGCCAACTTTTACTTGTGGGTTAAAACTTTCGATTGCACTATCCACAGTATCTTGTCCGCGAAGTTTTACTAGTTCTTTGATACGCTTGTCTTGTTCGAATTTTGTTACAAGAGTCTCTATGTCAGCCTGCGAGATATTTACAAGAATAAATGCTCTGTAATTGTTTAACTCTTCGTTGTAAACAATTTCTCTTTCACGAATGCCGTACGTTCTAAGAACTGTATCAGTAATAACGTTTACAATTTCGTCTCGAGCAGACATACTTCCTGCCATTGTTTCTGCAACACCTTGTTCGTTATAGACATAAGTAGTTCGATTATTCATCTCACCATTAATTCTATCAGCAATTTTGGCTTTAGCCTTGAGTGTTGCTTTCTTTACAGCCATTTCCATATCTGGAGATACTGCAACGGCAGCCGCAAAATAAGCATCTTCTCCAAAGATTAAACCTTTTTCAGTTTTAGTATCGTGTTCTAAATACCAGTCTGGAACTTGCTTCTTTGCAGTGTTTTCAGTTTTCAGTGTGGTGTAAGTACTGCACCCAGTAATAAGAATCATACCACCAAGTACACTTGCCTTTAATAAATTGCCTTTCATTTGGCCTCCTTAATAAATTTAAACTACATACGTAGTATAAACTAGGCAAAGTAAAATGTCAATAGTTTTTGGTTAACGTGAAACTTTATAATAGAAATGATCACCGATACGAGAAACAAAAACAAACCTTCTTGCCCAACTAGGGCTAACATAGTGCGCATGATAGTGAGTAGATCCTTCTGTTATACCCCTATAATCACCGTGTGTTAGCATGTTGTATGCTAGATAAATTGCTTTGGTATATGCATCAACGTCTTTTGGCTTATCGCTTTTGCCGTCGCAGTACCAACTAAATTGACATTTATTTCTTACAGGAACTTCTCTTCCCCGATCTAAATGCCATTGGCTAAGTTGTGCTTGATATATAACGCCGCACACAGTATTTGGATATGCAGTGCTTTCAACTCTATTTAAAGTTACATCTGCTACGCTGGCCTGGTCTACAAAACTAGACCCTCGTGCTTCATGATAAATGTTTAATGCTAAACATTCAATTTCACTATCTTCTATTAATTCCTCTGCTTGGGCGCCAGAAATTAATGTTAACAACGCTAAAAGTAGGTACTTCATTTTTGCCCCCTATCTACGCATACTAGCAATATCTTTGGCATATTGCTCGTCGATTACAGGGACTGCATTGCTTTTGTGCATAGTTGCGATACCCTTAATCAATGTGCCTGTATATTTTTGTGGTTCTTTCTTTGGAGTACCACCACTATGTTTATTTTTGAAGAAACTACCATCTTTGACAGACTCTTCCATCAGGCTTTTGTATTTAGGTGTTTCGCGATGATATTTTTTCTCGGGTTTTAATGAGGATGTAATAGGTTTGAATTTCACCTGTCCTCTGCAATATGCTATGTAATCTTCTACAGTAGCATATTGCAGGTCATGCATATGTTTTTGGCGCATTTCTTTATTGTGTTTACGCCAATCTAGAGTGTATTTTTCTAGTTCTTTTTTTGTAACGGGTTTTAGTTTTTTCTTACGTGTGTTAATTGTTGACAAGCCTTGTGCTAAGTGCATAGTCATAAAAAAACTCCTGCTTATTACGTTTATATAATATAGCAGGAGTTTTATATACTGTCAACTTTTACTTAGCCATTTTTGCTACGGCTTCGTCGTACTCTGCTTTTGGAACATAACCGCTTTCCAAAAGTATTTCTCTATTTTTTAAATGTTGTTCTTGTATATCATCTTTGTTCTGTCCGTGATATGCTACTGCATGTCCTTCACGTATCATAACATTGCCCATAAAGTCCCAACTGTCAGTTTTTGGATCGTATATTCTAAATTTTCCTAGAATACGTCCGAACTTACCTTTTGACTCGTCTCCAGGCTTTTCAGTTACTAGAGTTTGGCTAGACCCTTTGGGTAATTTGCTTTGTACAAATTTCTTTGCGGCTAAGCCAAACACTTTTTCAACTTTATCACGGGTTCTTGATTCTGGCGTGTCAATACCATGAACTCTAACTCGTTCATTTCTTAGCCACATTCCAAAGCCAAGATCTATGTCAACGTCAACTGTGTCACCGTCGACAACTTTAACAATTTTACAATTATACTCATACATAAAATAAATCCCTCATCATGAAGTATTTATCATAAACAGAGTATATTTACATTGCGTTCTTTTTTTCTTGAATTTCAGCACGACGAGTTTTAGTTAACTTTCCTAATTCGCCTAATGCCTTACGAGCACGAGTAGCCGCAGCCTTAACACCTTTGTCATCAAAAGTTTCTGCTTCTTTTAAGTAGTTGTTAAACGCTTGTACTATTTCTTCATGTAGTGTCATTATTTTCTCCTTATAATATGACTAAGATTAAATCTTAAGTCCTGTTGTACTCTGTATATAATTACTAGCCATTTCTTCTAGTGTTTTAACAATACAAACAATTGATGTTTGATTGATTTTAAATTTTGCTTCTGGGTCAACTGTAAACATAAAAGGTGTCAACCCCATGCCTTGTTGAGTAGCGGTAAGAGACAAAGGTTTACTAATGGTTACAACACTTGTGTCTTCGGACACTAATTTTGCAACTAATTCTTCGCCAGAAGTTAATTTGATGCTGATAACATCGTTTTCTTTATACGGGGTATCTATTAACATGATTATCCTTTTATTGGTTGTTTACAAAAACAGTGCTTTGAGAAGCGGTTAGAGGGTCTCCACATGATGCTTTATCACCAGTTGCTGGCGGTCCTGCATCAAATTCTACAGCAACTAGTTTATCATTACCAAATACATCACTTGTAAATGACACAACAACTTTAGCGGCAGCATGTGATCCACTACCGTGACTTACAACACTATCACCGTTTAAAATAATTAGTTCATCTTCTACAAAAATGTCTGAAGAACTGGGTATTAAGTCTCCGGATGCAGTGTCTACGTCTCTACTTACGCGGTAAACCACAGTTAAGATCTCCTTTTAAGTGCGTCGAGCATTTTTATTTTATCATGCTCTCTGAGATATTCTTTTTCGCCTGCATATGTAGGAGCGTCTTCTAATGCAGATTGAGCAGCCCATAATATTTCGTAGATTTTCTGTTTGCAGCCCCAGCCGTTAAATCCGTCAATCATTGGATCGTGCATGATGCCTTTCCATTGTTGTAATTGAGATTTAATAGCAGTTGTACCTGTTTTTTCTACGTAGGGCATGTGTTAACCTAGAAGCCTCTGTTGGAGTTCTGCATAGCCGCCAATTGATTCACCATCAACTTTGATTTGTGAGAAAGTTCTT